GGCCAAGTGTTGCGTTTACTTCAAGCTATCCAAATAATTTTGATATAACATTTGTTCATATTCTTTCTTTCGAACAAGTGCCTCCATCTCTATTTCAATTCTTGCGTTGTTAGCTGCTAATCTTTCTAACAGCACCTCTTCGGTTGGTATAGGTCGTTCATCCAACCATTCAAAGCTATCTGTACCATATGCCATCCCAGACCATTTAGCATCAGGCATAACTTCCATGATCAGATGCCATTTTAAAGTTCTTTCCATGTTAGTTATTCTCCTTATATTACCCTAGTTAGTTTTAGACCTAGGAAGACTTCTGTGTGATTTGCTTCATTAGTTGAGACTCCCATTCCGTTTGTAGCTTGTGTTTTTTCAACATTACATCTAATAGACATAGCAGATGATGCCGCTACTGTGAATGCTGTAGTTATTGAGGTTATCCAGTTACCACTACCGCCAGAGTATACCCCCATTCCATTTGCTACTATAGTTCCTCCTCCTTCATTGTCAAATATATCCCACTCAACAGCATTGACATTGAAGTTAGCCACGGAAGCATCAACTAGATATGTACCTGCTGGAACTGTAATCTGATTAGAGGAGAGTGTACATCCAATGGTATCAAACACTTCAGTGTTAATTGGTCTTTCCTGGTAACTTCCAGTTGTGGCTGTCCCACCTGATGTACCCTGAGAAACCACGTAGGTATATAAGGCTTTTTCACGTACAAGCCTACCATTGATATCATCTGTCCAACATTCAGCCCATCTCTTTGCAGTTGAACCTAAGTCTCTGGAACTATCGTTATCTGGGATAAGATCCTTTTCGAATGCTGCTGCATTGATAGAAGCTGCACTGGCTGCTGCGGTCACTACATCAGCGTTAGTTAATACAACATCTGCTGCTGTGTCTATAGCATCTTGAGTTGTTGTAACTACATCTGCTGCTGTGTCTATAGCGTCTTGGGTTGTTGTTACTACATCAGCTGCTGTGTCGATAGCATCTTGAGCTGTTGTTACTGCATCTGCTGCTGTATCGATAGCATCCTGAGTTGTTGTCACTACATCGGCTGCTGTGTCTAATGCGTCCTGAGTTGTTGTCACAACGTCTGCGTTAGTTGACACTACATCGGCGTTAGTGAACCCAACGTCTGCTGCAGTATCAATAGCATCCTGAGCTGTTGTTACAGCGTCTGCTGCTGTATCGATAGCATCCTGAGTTGTTGTTACAACGTCTGCTGCAGTATCGATAGCATCTTGAGTTGTTGTTACTACGTCTGCTGCTGTGTCGAGAGCATCTTGATTCGTTAGAACTTCTTTAGCTGTACATACTGTCTGAGCTGCTGAAGCTTGATCGGCTGATCCAGAAGCTGCGGAAGCGGAGGAACCAGCATTAGTCTCAGAGTTACCTGCATTAGTTTCAGATGTACCCGCTGCTGTTTCAGAAAGTCCTGCTGCAGTCTCACTAAGCCCTGCTGCTGTCTCACTAAGTCCTGCATTAGTCTCAGATGTACCGGCTGCAGTCTCACTAAGCGCTGCTGCATTCTCTGATACTAAAGCTGCTGCTGCACTTGCTGCACTATCTGTCTGTGCATCATCAGGGTCATAGGTTGTAGCTATCAGAGCTGTTGCTCCAGCATTCCATTTGATACCAAGACCAGCTGAGGGCGTTGGCACTACTTTGGATATAGCTGAGTCAGCCTTAGCCAACTTAAAAGCTTCTGCATTAGCTGTTACCAGCTCACTTGATATGTTATCTAATTTATCATACTCACCATTGATTGCAGATGCGAGGTAGTCTCCGCCAGCTACAAAGGTGGTATCTCTTTCGACCATTGAGTTACCAGTTATAGTGATGACGTCCCCAACGGTGGCTCCAGTCACAAGTGTGATGGTACCTCCTGCGGATTCGCCTGCATCCTGTACTGTGTATTCTGTTGTGAGAGTCAAGGTAGTCTCATCGGACTGTACGATCAGCTCGTCATCTGCATAGACAATGAAGTCATAGCTGAATACGGTCTGACTCGCAGTCGCAGTGTACTGTAAGTACCTTGGATCCCCGGGTAGTTGTGCCATATGTTATTCTCCTTCTAATTTCGCTTGAGCGTCCATTTTATGTTGAATGATCTTATCCTTAACTTCAGGCATCTCTTCAAACAGTTGACCTGTAGCCCATTTACGAGCTTGCCTTAGAGTTGTCTTAACCTGAAGTGCCATGGTACCATCAGGGCCACCAGTTCGATCCTCAAAGTCTCCATCACTGTAAGATTCATCCAAAATAGACTTGGCTTTCTTTCCGGCCAATTCCGTAAACCTACTATATTCCTTATTTGACAATTTGACACCCATAACAGTACGTGAGGGTCTTCCAACCACGATCTTGTTTTCTGAGATCATCTCACTTACTTTATCGTTCTTATTCGCGCTTATGGCTATCGGTGACATATTCTCGAATACAGGAGCTATACCATTATTAGTATGCATCTCCTCACCCCAGATATCTCTGATAGGTGGTTGGTCAGATCCCCATCCAGGGACATTCTGTTTCGCTCTATCCAACGTACTTCTAAGAAAACCCATCTCATCATCAGGTGTATAGTCCTTCTTCACCTCATCAGTATACTTTGTTATAGTTTTACCAAGTCCGCTATAAGGGACAAAACTTGCTCCCATAGCTTGCATGTATTTAGAGATCTTTGTGGGATCCCCACTACCAGCGACTTCGATTGCCTTCATAGCACCAGACACGAATGTCTTCTGACCGAGAGACCTGAAGAAAGCTGCTACTCCAGCTACTGCTAACTCTTCGCCTTCCTCTTCTCCGACCATTCCGCCAATCTCCGCCATGTCAGCAGCATATCCCAGGAGAGAACCAATAGGCTCAAGCCTTGAGTAGGATATGTACTTGTCACCAGCTTTGATGGAGTATGGTTGCCAACCAGTCTGTTCCAGCATTTGTCTTTCTTTATAGTTAACGGGACCAGCACCTGTTAGGTTACCACTAAGAGTGACAGCACCTGCTGCCATCATAATGCTACCACCAGCTGCCATCTTTGCTGCGGCTGTTGCTGCCTCAGCTCCACCTTTAGCTAATTCACCACGTACTTTACCGGAAGCCAAGGCTAACGGGGTTCTTTCAAAACCATACTTAAGGATATTAGCGGGTGTACGTACAAATGGCATAATATACCGACCACCAGGAGTACCATTGAAAACTTTCTGGATATCCTTGGTCAATGGCCCTGCTTCGTTTGTAAACGTTTGATATCTTGCAAAATCCATACTTACTTCTTTCATTGACTCGGTTGGGTTCAATACCAACTCCTTAACCCGAGACTTAAAGGCTCCTCCGGTCAATCCTTCCTCAAAGGCCTGTTTAGTAGCGCCTTCGTTCAACATCATTCTATAGTTAATGCTCTTGAAGAACACATCGCCTTTCTGTAGTGCGGCACCTGGCATATCAATAATCTTACCGAGGTAATCAATCCCTTTTCCCATAAAGGACTCAGGAGACTTTCCCCAAGCAATAGAACTGAGACCAGAAGCCTCATGCTCAATCTTGGTACCAACCAGGAACGCAGTATCGTCAAGCTTACCTGACATCATCCTAATACCATCCATAAGCCCACTGGAGAACCCAGCTGCTCTGGCATTAGCCTCAACGAAGGCATGACCGTTCTTTGTGAACATGGTCTCCATCCCAGCTGAGATATACTTCTCTCCTACACCCATCATAGTAGTACCCGCATTGGATACAAAGTTGGCTGCATGAGTTGCAGGTCCTGACAGGAGTCCATTGATCCATACTTGATAGATAGAATCAGACCATGCCGGGTTAACCATCTTACCAGCTGCTGCGGATACTTCACCACCATTCTTAGCGATGTCGAGTATCTTTGCTGCCATGTCATCGATGTTCTTTCCGCCACCTTCCAGCATTTGTGTAATAGCCTTCCCTCTAAACTCCGGAGAGCCTGTTGGGATCTTCCAACTATTCAATGCCTGGGCTGTAGCTTTCCTACCTTGCAATACAACAGACTGGATGTCTTGATGTTTGGCAAGAGCTTGTCTGAAAGCAAACTGACCTTCTTTAGTGGCAGTAGTTCCTGTTGCTGACTTAGCAAGTTCAGAGAGGTTGTCAGCGGAAGCATTCATTATCTCACGTGCTGCTACTGCTTCTTCTGCAGTAAAAGGAACGGCAGGCTTACGCCCCAGCAGAGTTTCTACTTTCTTCATCTCTGACTTGGAGGCTTCCTTGATTCCGGCATGAGTCTTCCCACCAGCATTCAATGTAGATGCTTGAGAATCTGCAACCTTCTGCATCATCTTCTTTACATCTTCAGAGGACTTGATCTTGTTCATATTGATATATACTTTACCTGGTTTGGTCTTAACTCCTCTAACCTCATCAAGTGCTGCCTGAGCTTTAGAGATAGCTTCCCCATCAACAGGGTTACGTGTTTCACCGAACTTAGTCCAAGCTTCGTCAACATTTGCTTCTGCAGCGTCCACACTTTTAATATAAGTGCCATCAACAGTACCAAGTGCTTCATCAACAGCTTTATTGCCTGTAGGTGTGAGAGGTTGGACAAGTTCGTCAACAGCTTCTGCCTTAGCATCCATTGCTGCTCCCATCTCTTTAACTGAACCCTCTACTGTCTCATCTGCGCCCTTAGCTGCTTTAGCTGCCATAGAAGACACCTTGTAAGCTTTGACCATCTTAATTACACCCTCAGCAGCAAGACCAATACCAACACCTTCAATGGCGTTCTTCATTCGGCCTTCCCAGGCTGTCTCGTTCTCAGGGTTGTTGTCTGCCATGTAATCAGGGACAATAGCCCCAAGCACCGGCACCTCGTTCAGCATTGTAGCCAAGCGAGCCTGATGTGGATCCATTACAACTGCATCCGCTACAGCTCCGCCTACTACGCCTCTTGCAGCAGCTCCAGCTACTCCCGCCGCTTTAAGACCTTTGGCAGCCGGGACAAAACCTGCAGCAAACGTAGTAATAGCCCGAACCATTCCAGCTCCCGCATTTTCCTGAGGATCGACCTTAGGCAGTGCATTTTGAATTCCACCAGCCGCATCAAGTTCTTCTTTAGATAGGAACCTGAGGTCAAAATTTCCTTTCGCATCTTGTATCTGAAGAGCACCCACATCAGGGATGCCCACCAAATGACCAACGTCCCGAGCAGCGCTAACTGTATTATTGACCGCGTCACCTACACCTCCTACTACCGCCATGGGTAGTTCTTTAAAGAAATTACCTACTGCATCCATCATCCCACTATCATCAGCTGGAGCGGACTCAGCCGCTTGTACTGCGTCTTCTTTTGTTGGGGGTTGGGGAGGCGAAGGGTCTTTCTCAGGCATGTTCTCGGTAGGTGTAAGACCAAGCTGTTTGTACATATCAGCTCTACTTTGCACTACTAAACCTTCTTTATATTTATCTGTAAAATCAGTCATTATTTACCTGCCCCTTTTGAAGTTTGGTTAAAAGTGCAAGCTGCACATCAAACTCCTCTTGAGTAAGAATGTGTGCTTTCAGATCTGTTTCCATACCAGAAACTGTTCCGGCTATATCCACAGACTTATTTTCATTAATCCTAACATTAACATTTACTCGTTTGAATTTATTATCTTTAGCAACATCAATTAGAATACGAGCTTTCTCGAAGGCCAAATCTTCTGGCATTCCTTCTTGCCTGTTCCTTTGATAGATTGCTTGTATATCATTTGTTGTTCTTACTTCCTCTGCTGATGCAAAACCATATTGCCCTACATCTTGGAATTCTTCCTTGATCATCTTCATGTTTTCTTTATCCAACCCTTCTGTCTTTGAATTCAGGGCATTTGCGTTAGCTTTAGATAATTGAACATAAGTCTTGGAGGATAACTTGCCAGCTGCTATAGTCTGGCTTGCATCTTCCCCATTTATAATCATGTTGTTAATCTCTTCCACCGTAAACTCATTATCAACAATGCTTGGATCCAGGACTTCATCTATAAGACTCTTTCCTTGGGAAGCAGTGATAGCTCCAGACTTAACCAAGTCGTTCACCTGGTTAACCTGCATTGTACCACCAGTCTTTAGTTTAGACATTATATCAAAGGACATGATGTCTTGGTCAATCCTCAACTGTGCTTTGTCCGCTGCATTCGCCTGTTTCTCTTCAACGTTCCTTTGGTTCATTGAATTGATAGCAGCCTTCGTGACATCCTTCTCATAGGCGTCAACTCCGACTTCCCTCAGGATATTAATCTTCTGGTCTGTACCTGGAATACTAATCTCCAATTTACCATCAATTAGGTTAGCCATTTCCTTAGTACTCAGATCATTGTTTGTAAAGTAGTCTGATGCTGCTCTTGTGTAAAAGTCGGCGTGAAATTGGTTCATAATATTCGATTTCTCGCCAGATGAGTATACAGCTTCCCCTTGAGGAGTAACCGCGTTTAAAGAGCTATCTAAGAGCTTCTTAGAGAGTCCGAACTGATTCAAGGCCAAAGCTTGGCTATTCTGGTCCTTAGAGAAGATTTCCCCAGCTGTTTCGTAAGCACTTGTTTTCATTGTATGAATAAGTGATTCGGTGCTGGTTTTGAACTTTTCAGTCTCTATTTTCTGATATCTCTTCTGAATCGCATAACCATCGGCTTGTTGCTTAAGTTTTAGCTGACCTTCCATCATTGCTTGTGCAGCAGGACTACCGGCCAAACTATCAACTGTTTGCGTTATATATTCATTAGACTGGGCCATAAACTCCCCAGGGTCGGTTGCATAGGTTTCCTTGAGGGCATTGAACTTAATCTGGCTCTCAACACCTAACATGTTCATTCTGGTCTTATCAGCGCTCTGCTGGTAGGCAGCGGCTGTTACTGTGTTACCTTCTCTATATTGAATACTATTTGACGCTCCATCAGCCTCTCCCTCAGCGGTAGCTTTATTTACTTCTGCTTGCTGCCATTCTTGGAGGGAGTCCTGACTGATCTTATCCAGGCTCCTACTTACATTTGAGAGGAGTTCGGCACCTGACAAGTTTGGAGCTATTGCTGGCATAGCAAGTCTGCTTCGGGTAAAATCCCCGATTGTTAAGTTCGCCATTATTTAGTTCCCTTTATTGTCTTATAGGTTCCGTATCCACTCTGGACTACGTCGAATAGACTGGTTGTTAATGCCAGCTCACCACGGGACGAGGCGTTCTCAGAACTCGCCTTTAATGCGTCTTGTCTGCTTCTTGAATTAAACTGTTGTGTAGACAGCTCAAGGGCTGCGCTTCTCTTTGTTTGTTCCTGAGCACGAGCTACAGAACCACTACTCTGTAATCCCCCTGCTGCAGCTGCTACTGTATTGTGTGACAGAGTCTGCATCAGTTCTTCATTGACCTGAATTGCATCAGCCCGCATTGCGAGTTCTTCTGTCTTAGCCTGATTAGCCAGTTGATGAGCTTGAAACTCAGCTGCTTGCTGTTGTTGTATCCCACTTGCTATACCTGACACAGCCGACACTGCTCCCAAAACTCCGGAAAGCATCGGTCCTATCGCTAGTAATGCTGCCATATATCCTCCTTAAATCCTTACCTTATACGCCAACCCTAAGAGCTGGAATGGTAAAGCCAATGTTTGACCAACGCTGATTTCTATTTCATCATCCCACCCTAGTAGGCCACTTACCGTTATATTAGTTGATCTCTTGGGTACAGGAGCATCCAATGGGTCAACACCAATCTTTCTAATTGTTACCTTGTTCTTCTTGATCTCGCAGCTAGAAGTGTCATACAGCATTACTGTAGCTTCCACCACGCGCTTCTTCCTACCAACAGATGAGCCTGAGGCATCTTCTGCTTCAATAGGCATGGTCTCAACATAAACAATAGAGTCAGAGTCTTCATCCACTATAGGGAATTGTAAGCCTGCTTGAACACGGTTTGCTGTCTTAGCAAGGGTTAAGCTACCATCCACTACGGGCTGTGCTGTCTGTACTGTATTATCAATAACAATCTGTACTTCCTGATTATTGAGATGTCCTAGGTGTGTGAACGTCGTAACGCCTTGTTCACCATATGTCAGATCAGTACCATCATAAGTCATGTCTTCCGTATCAGTTGTTAACTGGTAGGGTTCACCAGTCCTATATACTAGAGGGACTCCATCATAAGTCATGGTTGTTCCATCAGTAGTAAGTGTGTCATATTGATCCACAACTGCACTATCCAGGAGAGCATCGAAATTAAACTTCTCAAGACATCTTACTGATACTCCCCCTATAACCCTATCTACTGCAAAGTACATAACGGAGTCATCAACGCCGGTAGCGATGAAGTCACCTTCAGTCTCACACAAGGTCCATGCGGTTACGTTCTGCACACGTAGGGTACACAGTACTGCTAGAGTACCATCACTGTTAACAACGAGAATGTAGTCACTCTCATTGGTACTGGTTTGTTTCCTGTATGCCATTGCTATAGGAGAATCAAGTAGGTGTGAGGATAGTAAAGACAAGTCAGTATTCACATAGCTTCCGTTTGCAAAGTTATATGAGGATTCAACTAAAGACTGACCACCTTGTTTCAGGAACAAGAGATTCCCATCGACTTCAACTATAGGTGTCGTACCTTCTACTCCATAGCTACTGTTCCTGATCAATGAAGCATTGGTTGGGGTAACAGGTTCTGACTTTGATATAGGTATATAGTACTGCCCATTATCAGCCATAGCCACAAGGTGCTGTCCAGAGTGTAGTTGCTTGAAGTTTGACATAACACCACCACCAGCTGTTATCTCCATGCCACTATCATCATAAGAAGGAATCCAACTTTGGAAGTCTGTTTCCTGATTTGTTTTGGATGCCCATATCGTGTTAGGCTGCGCTGTTGTTCCAGCTACCCAGAGTCTTCCCTGAAAGAAGGTGCCACAACGAGGATACCCATTGGTTGAACTCCAGCTTGGATCTTCCACATTCCAGTCTGTAGCGGTTAATACTGTATTTGTAGTTTCCCCATCAATTGTATTCGTGAAGGGAGCTACTACAGTTCCAACTACATTAGCTGTGTCGGTATAAGCTGTTATCTTAGCATACCCACCGGCTGAACCTCTTATGTATGAACCTACATCACCAGCCACAAAAGGAGTTCCAGATGAACCGAATTTAACACCAGCATTTGTATTCCCTGTTGTCCAGGCAGACCAATCTAATTCAGCGTCTGCGCTATCAACTATTGTTAAGGTTGTTGACTGTACAGATCTATTAGCATAGGTTGGTGTATTAATTACAGGCCACGCTGCAGTTGACCATGAAGTCTCTGAAGCACGGAGGAATGAAGTTATTACAAAATCTTCATGAAATATCAAAAGAGTATCATAGGACTGTGCCCATGTTACTTCTGATACTTGTGTGTCTGATACTGTACATACTACTGTGTCCATAACTTCCCCACCCTTATAGATGGTCAGAAGGTTGGTCGTTAGTACGCACAGATAATGATCTGTCTCAGAGAATACGAAAGGTATAAACTTAATATTCCCTGAAGGTAGTTTACCTACATATTCTAATCCAGGACGCCTGACTGCAGCACCCTGAGGTATTACGAGGACATTACGCATCTTGGCAGCACCGTTATAATACTGGCCTATATCCGTACGTGCCCGCAGTTTCGGGTCTAGTTCTCCGGCAGTGAAGCCGTTCTGTATTTTTGATACTACAGGCATAATGCCTCCTTATATATTTTAAAGACCCCCACCACCAAATCTGGCTTCGAGTAAGATATCATCAAGTACTTGCATGGTTGGGTTATCTCTAGAATCCAGTGCCATAGCCTTCCCATAGATACCACCCACACCAAACTCAGAGGGGACACCATATGTTTGCGTATTAAGTTCCTGTCGTAAAGATGCATTGTCAGTTACCAGGAAGGATAACTCGACCATCATAACACTAACCATCATCTCAGTGAAGTAAGGCGCCCATAGTGACTCAGCTACATCTGCCTGGTATTCAACCCAGAGCTCTGACTGGTCACACATTAGGCTGTTGCCTATCAGTGTGTAGTTCTGTATTGGTATTGCTCCTACTGACTCACTTGTGAATACAGCGATCAATCCTGACATAGTACGGTCAGCAGGTAAAGAGTATTGGTATTTCCACTGTGCTGTAGGTGATGCTGTAAGACGTGACAGCTGTACAAACTTCTTTGTAAAGTTCCAAGGGTACACAGCGAGCATGTAGTCCTTCTTAAAGTTATATATAGAGTTACAGGAGGTTGCGATATCTGTCCCTTCTGTAAAGCTCTGAATGGGGCTTGCACCCAGTCGTACCAATGCGTTGGCACAGATTTCTACTGCTGTAAAACTCATTGTATTCTCCTTATGAAAGGAGGCCCGAAGGCCCCCAGGTTTATTAAGCTAATGTAGCATTACTACTCAGAACAATCCACCCACCATCAATATACATCATGTGTACCCAATCGAGTGTTGTGTCTAAGGTTATAGTACTCCCGTTATGATAATTGGCAGGAGTGATAACTACGTTGTTTGTATCTTTCGTTGTCAGAAAGAAGTTCATTTCCTGGCCATTAAAATCTCCGTTACCTAAAGCTACAGTAAGATCAGCTGTGTTGTTGGTAGTGAACGAATACCCTTTAGCCCTATTGTCCACG